TCTCAAATTTATATTGGAGCCCAAAATTTTGAAAAAACGTGCTGAAATAACTGATTTTGAACTGTTTTTTTGTTGGTTTGGGTGCTCATGTTGAACCGTGAAGCTGTTGATTTGACCATCAAAAACTTGGAAGATGATGGCAAGTTGCTACCTGAGCACGCTGCTGTTGTCACGATGGTGCAAGGGTTGGCCTCGAGTGTTGATGAGGAACCGCAAAATGCGTCGTTGTGGCGTGAGTTTCGTGCTGCGTTGGAGACTTTACGTCGAATCGGGTTGGAGGGTCAAGATGACCAAGATGAAATCTCGCTCATTATCGCGGCGCTCAGAGGCTCAACCGCGATTCGCAACGGAGAGGAGCCTAAGCCGGTTAAGTCTCGGCCCCGAGGTGGAAAGACTGGCGGCGCAGCTGGGTAGACCGTTGATGCCGTGGCAGTCTCATGCTGCGCATCTGGGTTTGGAGATGATTGAGAATGATGCCGGCCTTCTGGTGCCTGCGTTCCGTGAGGTGATTTGTACGGTTATGCGCCAGTCGGGGAAGTCAACGTTGCTGTTCAGTTTGTTTGCGCATCGGGCGACGATGTGGCCACAGTTGCCTCAGCGTTGTGTGTACACAGCTCAGGATGGGTCGGCTGCCCGTAAGAAACTGATTGAGGATATGGGGCCGATGTACATGGAGTCGGCGCTGTTTAAACGGCTGGTGACTCGAGTGTTCAAGGGTGTCGGTAATGAGGGCATCGATTTCCGGACTGGGTCGACGGTTCGCACGATCGGATCATCTGAGGCTGCCGGTCACGGTATGACGTCGACGGGTTTGGCTGGGATTGATGAGTCTTTCGCTGATCTTGACTTTCGGCGTGAGCAGGCGCTTCAGCCGTCGATGGCAACGGTGCCGGATGCTCAAACGTGGAATGTGTCGACTGCTGGCACTGAGCGGTCGGTGTATTTGCGGAAGAAGATCGCTGATGGTCGGTCGGCTGTCACTGAGGGTCGTACTCGAGGACTCGCCTATATCGAGTATTCGATCCCGGATGATGCTGATTGTGATGATCCGGAAACGTGGTGGTCGTTTATGCCGGCGTTGGGTTGGACGATCGGTGAGGATGCTGTGCGTCATGCCCGGGAGACGATGCCGGATGGTGAGTGGCGTCGGTCGTACGGGAATCAGTGGACTGTGTCGGATGAGCGTGTGATTCCGTTGGCTGTTTGGGATAAGGCGTGTTCTGATTCCGTGTCGCCTGCTGGAAGGTTGCAGTTTGGGTTTGATGTGAATGCGGAGCGTTCAGCGGCTGCGGTTGTTGTTGCTGATGATCAGGGTCGTTGTGAGCTGGTGGAGTATCGGGACGGTTTGGGTTGGTGTGTTGATCGGCTTGTTGAGTTGTGCCGAAAGTGGGAGGCTTCGGTGGTGTTGGATTCGTTTGGGCCGGCGGGTTCGTTTGCTGACGAGTTGGTTTCTCGTGGGGTTAACGTGACGCGTTATAGCACTCGTGAGATGGCTTATGCTTGCGGCCAGTTGTACGATCGGTTGGCTGATGGCAGGGTGAAAGTGTTTCCGCATCCTGTGTTGGATGCTGCGGTGGCTGGTGCCCGTAAGCGGTCGACGTCGGATGCGTGGGTGTGGGCTCGTAAGGATGGGGATACGGATGTGTCAGCGCTGGTGGCTTTGACGTTGGCGGCTGATGTGAAAGCGGCTGCGGCTGCGGAAGTGTGGGTGGATTTTGGGTAAGCGTTGGGTTGGTTCGGTGTTGCAGGTTGTCGGGTTGGGTGTGGCGTCGTGGTCGGCGTTCGTGCTTCATCCGAGTGCGGGTGGGCTAGTCTTATCCACAGGACTGTTGATATTCGGTTTGGCTATCGAGAAAACGGGTGAGTAGTGCTCGGAAATTTGCGACGTCGTGCAGATGAGGAACGAAACCAGTTTTCGTGGCCTGACTACATGCGCTTGTGGGAACAGTTTTCGTTCAACGGCATCCAGTATGTGACTCCGGGTGGGAACATTCATGAGTTGACTGCATTGCAGGGTGGCTCGAATCCGATTGTTGCTGCGTGCATCAGTGTTCGAGCAATGGTGTTTTCTGAGGTTCGGTTTCTGTATCAGCAGTGGGAGTCAAACCGACCAGGCCAGTTTTTCGGCAATGAAGAGTTGACGATCTTGAATCGTCCGTGGGCGTCGGCGACAACTGGCGATCTTCTGGCCCGCATGGAAGTCGATGCTTCCTTGTACGGCAACTCGTATTGGGTGCGGATCGATAATGAGTTGATCCGGTTGAACCCGTCGAAAGTTGTGATCGCGTCCGCTGAGGTTGTTGATCCGCAGTCAGGTTTGCCGTTCGGTCGCCGGCTGGTCGGCTATTCGGTGGTGAACGATCAAGGTAATGAGATCGCTTTCTTCCTGCCGTCTGATGTGGCGCATTATCGTCCGCTCGCTGATCCTGATCATCCGTTCCGTGGGCGTTCATGGTTGTCGACGGTGTTGCCGGATGTGACAGCAGACGGTGAGATGACAACCTACAAGCACGCTTTCCTCCGGAACTCGGCGACCCCGAATATGGTTGTGAAGTTCGATCCGGGTGTGTCTGAGGAGGCGTACAAGAAGTTCAAGGAGCGTCTCGAGGCACGTCATCAGGGTGCAGGCCAGGCGTTCAAAACGTTGTATCTCGGTGCCGGTGCTGACATCAAACTTGTCGGGGCGAACCTTGAACAGTTGAATTTCAAAGCGGTGCAGGGTGCAGGTGAAACTCGTATCGCAGCTGCGGCTGGTGTGCCGGCTGCAATTCTGGGCATTTCTGAGGGGCTTGCTGGTTCAGCGTTGAACGCCGGGAACTACACGGCGACCCGTCGCAGGTTCGCTGATGGGACGATGCGCCCGTTGTGGCGGTCGGCTGCCGGTGCGCTTGAGAACCTTGTACGGCCACCTCGAGGTGGTGTGCGTCTTTGGTATGACGATCGTGACGTGTCGTTCTTGCAGGAGGATGTGCTGGACAATGCTGAGATTCGTGCGAAGGATGCGACAACGATGCGAACTTTGGTGGACGGCGGTTTCGATCCTGATTCGGTTATCGCTGCGGTCACAACGGGTGATATGACTCTGCTCACGCATAGCGGAACATTGTCGGTGCAGTTGCAGGCTCCTGGGACTGGTGAAGCCTGATGCCGTATTTCATCACGAACGAGTCAGCCGAATGTGATGGTTGGGCTGTTGTCAAACAGGATGGGGAAGTGATGGGCTGTCACGGGTCGAAGCAGGATGCTGTCGATCAGATGGTGGCGATGTCGTTGGCTGAGGATATTGAGCCTGGTGGTGAGCGTTCGGAGAAGCGTGCTCTTCCGGATAATTACAGGCCGGCTGTGTCTGAGGATGTTCCTGAGGGGCGTGCGTGCGGGAACTGTGAGCATTACAACGAGGACATGGTGAACCCTGATGGGCGTCGTGTCTGGTGTGATCTTTGGTCTGATTGGGTGCGTGGCGATCATTATTGCAATCGTTGGGCTCCCGACGATGAAGACGATGATGAAGACGACGATGACATGGAGATCGAGGGTCGTCAGGTTGGACTGACTGTGCCCGCCTACATTCGGTCGGCTGCCGCTCGAGGTTTGGAACTTCGTGCTGAAGGGTACGGCGGTGACGGGCTTGTTGATCGCACGATTCGTGAAGCACGTCTCATGGCTGACGGGCAGATCAGTGAAGACAAGGTGATTCGGGCGAACGCTTGGGGTGAACGGCACGCTGTCGATTTGGATGCGCCACAGAACTCGAATGCGGACAACGATGACTGGCCTGGTGCTGGTGCTGTCGCCCACTATCTGTGGGGGATTAACCCGTTGAATCCTGGGCCGGCACGAGACTGGTTCGCACGCAAAGCTGAGCAGATTAAGGCTGAACGATCTGAAAACCAGGAGGGGTTGACAGAAAAGGAAAAGGACATGGACGATACGCAATTCCGTTTCGAGGCTCCTCGAGACAATCTGGTGCGCAAAGTGGAATTCCGAGCGGAACCATCCAGCGACGGTTTGACGTTGGAAGGATATGCGGCGGTGTTCAACGAGTGGACACAGATCGACTCCTATGAGGGCACTTTCCAGGAGCGGATCGCCCCAGGTGCATTCAAGAAGACGATCTCTGAGCGGATGCCTGTCCTCCAGTTCGATCATGGCACCCATCCGCTGATCGGTTCGATCCCGCTTGGTGTCATCACCAGTCTGCGTGAGGATGCGCACGGTTTGAAAGTGAAGGCTCGACTGTCGGACAACTGGCTGGTCGAACCTGTGCGTGATGCGATTCGTGACGGAGCGATCCAAGGAATGTCATTCCGTTTCCGTGTCATCAACGACAAATGGACTCGAGGCAAGAATGGTCCCGAGCGGACCATCAACGAGATAGCCTTGTATGAGGCCGGGCCTGTGGTATTCCCGGCTTATGAGCAAACGTCAGTCGGTGTGCGAAGCCGAGAAGTTCTCACTTCGCTCTCTGATCCTGAGGTGCGAGGCGAAATCGCCAAGCTGCTCGCCTTTGGCACCGATCCGTCGGTCGTCGAAACCACAGAAGAAGTCGAGCCGCAAGAGCACTCGATCAGAACACAAGCCCAACGTCAGGCACTTGCCCGACTTACCCTGGAAAAGGATTCACATGAACATTCATGAGCTCC